TACCACCTGCGTAACCTAGCATTCGCATAGTCCAATCACCATCGGCAGCGTCTGTATGATTACCTTCAATGTAAGTGTAATCTACATTTGAAAAATTGATACTTCTACCAACTGTAATACTATTAGTAGTACTGTTTCCATTGTCAGTTACATAATCAAGCGTAAAGTCAGTAGCGTGTTTGTTATCAACTTTGTCTGCGTTAGTAGCGGTATCAGCGTTGCCAGTTAAATCACCAATAAACGAATTAGCAGTTACATCACCTGTAAAACTACCATCACCAGTAACATCTAAAGCATAAGAAGGCGCACCTGTTTTGCCTACCGCTAGGCTATCATAGATGTTTACATCACCACCTGAAGCAATAACCATCTTGGTTGTGCTATTAGGCTGAAAGGCAATAGGTCTTTCATTAGTAGTCTGTATAACACCACCAGTTCCTGTAGTATTAGGAGTAAGTGCTATTACCGCATCTCCTGCTGTACTACCTGCCTCTATAGTTAGCGTAGTACTTCCTACTCCATATCTATATATTCTTGCACCTGAATAAGTCTGTAAATCCCATTCATTGCTAGTTTCATTCCATAGAAAATCTACATTTGTACTGCTTCCTCTATTTATTTCAATACCTGCATTCTCTGATGGAGCATCACCTGAAGGTAAGTCTGCATTTAAAGTGATAATGTTATCACCAATATTTAGATGATTGGTATTTATATAGGTAGTAGTTCCTGAAACGGTAAGGTTGCCTTCAACAACAAGGTTTCCTGTGATATCTACATTACCATCAATCTCACCACCACTAGTGCTATAATAGCCTGAATCATCAATGCCAATAATAATGTTAGTGTTGTTTGATTGGTTTACAGAAAAAGAACCGCCTGTTATAGTAATTGTGCTTCCTGTAGACTTACTAACAGTTATCTCACCATCGTAAGCAATCTGACCTTCAGCCTGAATATCCTCTTGTAGTTGCAGGATAGCCTCTCTAACAGGGTCAAACTTATTATTATTGGGTATTTTAGAAACGTCAACCGCCATTATTTATTCTTTTTATTGTTAGATACAACAATAGACGAGTCTTCCAACTCGCCTATCTTTTTGAGGAATGCAAATAGTTTTCTTACGTTTTCCTCTTTTGGTTTGTATTTACCTCTCTTATCCAAGATAGATTCCACCGAAGTTAACATCCCTATCAGGGTTCATATCTTCGTTAGCTGTACTAGTATATTCAGGATATAGTGTACTGTTGTGGTCCATATAATCCATAAACCTGCGAGTGTAAAATTCTGCGGTTTCTAATGCCCTAGAAGTAAGCATATTTAACTCATCCATAGTAACATTATCGCTGTTCTCTGAACGACTCTTGTATATACCCCCATTACCTACTGAGAAGGCCGCAAATGGAAGATAATCAGCTTGTGTGTACCATATTAGCATTGGCTTGATATAAGTGTCTACAAGCGTCTTATAATCGCTATTACTAGCATCATCTAATTCACCGTCTACAATCAGTTGTTGCAGCTTCTTGTACAGCTTTCCGCCTAGATAGTTTTGAATGTGTGTATCTTGAGCAACCTCAACAAACTGCACAATCTTATCTGGGTCTACATTACCGCTAATGATAGACTTCTTCTTGATGTCCGATATGCTTACAAATAGTGCCTTGTTTGCCATAATTATTTAGTTGTTGGGTAAGCACCTCTATTAGGCATATCCTTTGGAGCTACTGGCACTTCACTTGGGTTGTTTGGTGCTGTGTAGCCATCAGCTAATGCTTCATCTTCGCTTACTTGTGTTTTCTTTTTATATACTCTTTTCTCCCAGTAGTGGTGACAGTTCTTACCGCCCTTGAACTTGAACAGGCTGTAGTTTCTACCTTGATGTCCTAGTTCTTTGTTTACCCCTCTGAAAGACATTTGATTGATGTCCTCTAAACGGAACACAATCTCCTTGTCCGTTAAAGCTTCCATTCTCTGACAGAACTGACGGCTATTAGGAGACTTTCTAAGAGGCATATAGGCGTATCTGACCTTGTAACCTCTGTTGTCCTGAGAACTGCTCTTAGAAGGCTTCGCATCGCCTCTCTGGACCTCTGCTAGGTCTACTTTCTCTGTAGATACTAATTCCCAGTCATCAGAGATTACTTCTCCGAACTCTTCCAGCTGGTCAAATATGTCTTCGAACTCATCGTCAGATAGGTCAGTAAGTTCTTCTGGTTCTTGCTTAGATAGCTTCTCACCAGTTTCCTCTTCACGCTTAATCTTAGTTTCAATGTTATCAAGCTCCGTGAACTCAATCGGTTGTAGAGTGATGAAGTATAAGTTGAGGTAGATACCATTAAATGCTAGTATCTCGTTTAGTCCGTCAATAAGTTGCTGCTGAAATGGTCTAATAACCATATTATCCATAATGATGGAAGCAGTACGCAACTCTTCTGCATTGTTACCGAATCCTGTGTTGTCTTTAATACCAAGAAGGATAGGAGATACAATACGGTGTCCTAGCATAATCTTTTCTCTTGATTCGTCTGCTAGGAACTGGTATTGAGCGTGAGCGTCTGGCAAGTGGATTGGGTCAATAGTAGCTTGGTCCTCTTGCGACTCATTAAAAGTAAGTATAAATTTACCTGCGTTGGAGCTACCACTAAACTTATCGTAAATCTTACGCTCTATAAGCTCTTGAGTTTCCTCATTAGGGATTCCATTGTTAAAATTAACGAGTAGCGAAGGCTGTAAGCCATTCTGAATATTGTTGATGTGATAGTTTGCAACTTCTTCTTCAAGTTCAGCATACTGTAAACACCCATTATAATCCACAGGAGCATAGTAGTAAAATCCAGATTTGTAAGGTTTGAATACATAAAGTTCAACACCCTGACCTTTAGAGCCGTTACCGAATGTAGGAATACGCTTAGGTTTATCACTAGGTTTTAGTTCTGACCATTTAGGATGATAGTAATATGCTTCGCACTTGCCACTCTTAGCTTTCTCTGCACGCAGAGTTTCCATAGGAAAGTGAGTAACTTGTACAATCTTAGTCTTAGTCTTGTTGTAGATTACTTGTACAGCACCTTGACCAAGTAGCTTGTAGTCGTTTACTAGTTTACGCATACAAGAAGGCTTTAGAAGCATCTTCATCCTTGCGTACATCTCAGGGTTCTCTCTGCTGTCTAAAGCATCAAGACCTCTACCGTATATCATCTCTGTGATACCGTTGATACAACAAGCATTGGTAGGGCTTCCTAAATACTTATCTATCAAAGACTCAAAATAGTCTTCTCCATCAGCACCATTGGTGTATAGCACCCAGTCTTTTCTATCGTCCTCGATTACTTCAGGAGCCTGATAACCACTAAGATTTACCATCCTAACGCTATTCTTATACGCCTTAGGCTGCTGGTTTACGTTTACTAACTTAACTCTGTTCTTCATATTACAATACTATGTATTCGTCAGCACCGTCGTTACGTTCTGTGTAACGCTCTGGATATGCAAATACTTCTTTTTTGTTTGTCTTACTAGTGATGTACACTAAATCTCTATACAATACATCTGTAATTGTAGTTAGTTCAAGTGTATATATTTGGTCCTCTTTGAGGGTTATAGTAGGTGTTACACTTAGTTCAATGTAGTTTCCATTAGAGGAAGCTGCCCAAGTAAACGTAACATTACTTTCTGACTTGCTAGTGCCATTCTCTGTTAAAGTTAGAGAAGCTGCATCTAGGTCAGCAGTAGCAAAAGACGATGGTATAATACTAAACGTCTGCTCTGTATCTATTGGTCTTAATCGTATCACAAAAGGATAACCGAAAGACTCTGTTTTTGTTTTTATTAGATACAAAAAAAGCAGCCTTACGGGGCTGCTTCTTGTGTTGAGTTAGGTTGCTAATTAAGCTGCACCATCGTCAATAGTAGGTCCGTCAGTACCAGCAGTACCTCCGATGAAGCTACCAGAAACAAAGTTAGCAGGAGTTCTCTCCATAGCTGTAAGAGTTAGAGTGTAACCTGAAAGGTCACCCATAGCAGCACCAGTAACGATAGTTCCACCAGTTACGTCAGCTCCGTGTTCTCTACCAACTAACCAAAAGTTTCCGTTGTAGTCCTCTGCCACAATATGAGGTCTTCCGAATGATAACAACTTGATTTGGTAGTTATCTTCTTTGCTCAATTTGGGCAGGGTAAGCTCTAATACCTGCTCGAAAGCAGTTGTTCCATTCTCACGAGAAGACTGGATATTCTGTGTTAAAGAAGAGTTGCCTTTAAGTGCATATTTGTATGCTGTACTAGCGGCAAAGTCCGTAGAAGCAACCGTGTCTTCAGCTCCAGAAGTGCTAATCAAAGTGCTATCAACCCCATAGTTAATGAAGTAAATATTCTTCAACCCACCAACTGAATCCTTGCAAGGCAGCACTCTTCCGTTTGATAAATCGCAAGCCATATTTTAGTTTGGTTTATTAAAAAAGGGTAGGCAGGCTCTCGGCTCACCTACCCTCTTTCGTTATACATTTAGTTAATTACGCTAGTGTCAATAACACTAAGTCAGACCCAATTCCGTACTGTACTCCAGCAGTAAATCTCATTACTACTCGTACATTCTGAGAACCGTCTAGGTCAGCCATATCAATAACTTTAACTTCGTTGTGGTCAGATAATAGACCAGTACCGAAGAATAAGTTAGAAGCCTCACCAGCGATGATGTGGTCAGAAGGCATACCCGGAGCGTGTTGGATTTTAACACCATCAAAAGAAAGTGCGTTTCCGTTGCTGTACCATTGTGAACCTTGAGCGTTAACCCCTGCTGCACCTAATCCTGAAGCACCGAATCCACCTAATGAACGGATGTATGCTTTGTAAGCAACAGTTGGAGCATAGATAGTTAAATCCTCACGACCATAAACAGTTGAAGGAACTGCATCTAAAGTGTTCTCAAGTAGAGAAACGATGTTAGAAGAAGTGAAAGAAGTTTCAGAACCGTTAGCAGCGTCATTAACGTCGCCATCAGCAGCCATAAGAACTGAGAAACCGTCGAACTCACCAGCAGTAGCGTTTACACCACCCCAAATGTTTTGCTCAGTCTTCTCTGCAACTTTACCTGCTACGTGAGCGATAAGGAAGTCAGCGAATTTTGGAGGAAGTTGGTCAAATGCACCAACACCCATTTGGATAGCCTCCCAATCAGAACGGAAGTCTTTTTTACATAACTCTACGTTTACTTGGAACTCTTCTGGTTGAAGGATTCTCTCTGTTAAAGTAACAGAACCTGTATCTGTGAAGTCACAAGTAGCGTTAGCAATTAATCCTGAAGTATCAACTTTCTTGATAACTTCTTTGTACTTTACGTTTGGTTTGATACCAATCGCAGATTCGTTCAGGGTCTTACCTGAAAGAAGTGCAGCAGAAATATACTGTCCAGCAAATTCCCCTGCGTAGGTTGTAGTAATACTAGTAGCCATTTTTATTTATTATTTTACTTGTTAAACATTTTTTCATACACAACACTCATTGTATTGCGTGGTTTGCTTTGCTTAAAGAAGTTCATCTTTGCAGATTCTTCTACTTCAGGAGTGTGCGAGATTGGCTCGGCAGCAGGCTCATCAGCAGAAAGGTCTACTTGCTCTTCTTTAGCTAGTTCTTCAGGAACTTCCATTTGTTCCTCTTCAGAACTCATTTTTTCAACGATAGCAGCATACATAGCTTTCATTTCAGCGATAGCTGATTCAAATTCTTGCTTGCTTACATACTCGTCAACTTTCTCTTCAGCAGGAGCCTCTTCTACAGGTGCTTCTTCACCCTCTAACTCTACTGCATCATTTACTTCTACTTCTTCAGCGTTAAGTTCA